ATTGAAGTTAGAATTGAATCTATCTTACTTTGTAAATCTATAACTTCAACTTTTAATGTTTCATCTGTATCTATTGAATTGTCAGCAGTTATATTATCAATTGAAGTTAGTATTGAATCTATCATACTTTGTAAACCTATAACTTCAACATTCATAAACATATCACCAATTGAAGTTACAACTGAATCCATCGCGTTACCAACTGCACCTGCAACTGAATCAGTCAACCCTTCAAAACTTAACGCACTGGTAACTGAATCCATCGCGTTACCAACTGCACCTGCAACCGAATCAAGCCATTCCACACTTGAATCATTGCTGACAACTTTTTCAACTGGTTGCGACAACACAGAATCGGTACTAATTTCAACTTGTTGCTTTGACACTGGTTTGTCATTTGTAACAACTTGCACGTTATTCATCGTTGAAACAAACACACCTGCCATTTTTTCTAAACCTGAAACAATTTTTTCAGTTAGGCTTTGTAGTTTACCCGAAATGTCCCCAAGCCCCGCAACAATAGCATCCCACGTTTCTTCACTTGTATCTGCAATACTCATTTTCTGGTTTTGTTCAACAAGTAAATCCCTAATCTTTTCACTCGTACTTATTCCCGCTTTAACAGCAAGTGCATTTTCTTCAACCGCAGTTAAGTTTTGTTCAGTGTTTTCCTTTACGGCACTCATTACTGTTTCAATTTCCTGTTGAACATCAATTGACTTCTGTGCCAACTGTTCAGTCTTATCAACTTGCCCTGAAATCTTGACTGAACCAAGAGCAGTTGACAATCCTTCCACAATGCCTTTTGTGATAATGTTCACTTCAATATCTTCTTCTGTATCCTCTCGCAATTTTTCCAATGCTTTTTCAAACTGTTCAAGTGTCAGAAGTTTCTTGTCCATCATTTTTTGCAAACTAGCCGCTTCTGCATCGTAAATCTCTTGCGGTGTTCGCAAGGATTCAATTACCTTTGCTGCTGCATTCGCTAATTCTTCGGACTTTTTGCTTGCTTCTTCTTCTGCTGTCACTTTGTCTTTCAGTGCTTGCAGTTGTTGTTCAAGTGCCAATGTACCCTCAATGGTTGCTGATGTTAAACCTTCTTTGGCTGCTTTTGCAATTAAAGTTTCTGCTGCTGACATTCCAAAGTAAGTAATCTGGTCTTGCAGATTCTCGGTAAGTTTTGTGCCAGAAGCAATCAGTTTTTCTTGTTCTTCTGTTAATGTTTCAAGTGCTGCTGTAACTTTTGGCGTACCTTCTTCAATTGATTCCGCCATGCCTTCTGTTAATGATTCGCCACCCGCTTTACCAACACCGTCCATTGAATCTGAAAAGGTATCATACATTTCCATTGCATCACGTTGCGCACCGCCCGCGAATCCTTGCATGAAGTTCCCGCCCATGTCAACCGCAGATTCCGCGGTCATTGAAGCAAGTTCTGTTGTAAGGTCACGCATGAAGCCAACAGTTGCGTCATAAGTATCATCGGACATTAAGCCAACTGCATTCAAGCCCCATGAAACTGCTTCAACGATTGCTTGGATAATTGCACTAACTCCTGTCAGAACACCCGCGGCAACCATCTTCAATGTATTAAATCCAAATGCAATCTTGTTGTACATTGAATCTGCAATTCCAATGATGGCGAAGATTATGAAACCAAGAGTTTTGAAAACATTTGTCAAAGTTTCTGTACTTATGATTGAACCTTCAACACCTTCAAACACTGATGAAAATGCCGCTTGCAATCCACCGATAAACGTTGTTGCAACTTGTACAACTTCACGCAATGTTGGTGCAAGTTTCTCACCAATTTCTGTTTTCAAACCACTCACAGCAGATTGGAATAAAGTAATATCACCTTGCAAAGTGTCCAAGCGCGCTTCTGCCATATTATCTACAACATCTTTGGCTTCTATCATTGCTGTGGTTAATTCTTCGGTTTCATCTACAACGCCCGACAATACACCCGCAGCCGTAACACCAATCTTGCCAAACTTTTCCATGTTTTCTGTAACACTGTGTTGTGCTTCAAGGTAATCATAGAAAGCCTGCGTTCCTTCTTTTTCAATTGTTGACCCAAGTTTTAACATCATGGTACGTAATGCTGTACCACCCTTTGAACCTTTAATACCTGCATCAGCCAACTTGCCAAGCATCGCACTTGTTTCCTCAATGCTGAAACCAAGTTGGTTGGCAACTGGTGCAACGTATGACATTGCATCGCCCATTTCTTGCACAGTTGTATTAGTCTTTGATGCAGCAAGTGCAAGTACGTCTGCAACGTGTGCTGTTTCTGTTGCTTCCAAGCCAAAGCCACGCACTGCAACTGCTGCAATGTTTGCTGCTTCTGCAAGTTCCATTCCTGTTGCACTTGCTAAGTTAAGAACCGCAGGTGTTGCAGCAAGTATTTCATTGGTATCAAAACCTGCACGTGCTAAGTTTGCCATTCCGCCTGATGCTGCTTCCGCAGTGAATGCTGTGGTTGCTCCCAATTGTTTAGCGGAATCTTCAAGCCTTGCAAAATCCGAATCACTTACATCGAGCAAAATACTTTTTACCTCTGCCATCCCTGCTTCAAATGCCATAAACTCACGAACAGCACCGCCCAACACCTTGGTCATAACAACAATACCCGCAGTTAATGCTGCGAACGCAGCAACAGCAATACCCGCAGGGCTTGCAGCAAACTTACCAAACTTGCCCAACATGCCTTTGGCTTTACCTAGACCTTTGGAAAGACCAGTAGTGTTAGACTTTACGTTAATCCAAAGACTGCCTATTGTTGCCATTACTTGTATACCTCTTTTGGTGCTTGTCCTGTCATTGCTTGCAGTATGTTTTGCATCTCATCTTCTTCCATTTCTTTGTTCTGTGCGTGTTCTCCTACCAACATGAAATCCTTTGGTGACAGTGTTTTGGCGTGCCTTGTCCTGTTGCAGTTTGCAACCGTTGAAGCAATAACTCCCGCAGGTAAATCAGCAGACCTAAAATAACCAAATGGTTCAATCGAATAAAATGCAGCCCATTCAGAAAGTTCCTTGCTAGAAATTGATTGCAACAACTGTCTTACAGTCATGCCAAGTTCCATTGCCAGAGTAAAGTAAAAACGCCGTTCTGGACGGCTCTTTAATTTTTTGCAAGTTCCTCAACGTCATCGTTCCCAAGCCCATTCAGTTTTTGTGCCACCGAGAAAATTAAGTCAAGACACATTGCAGACTTTTTACCAAGTGCGTCAATATCCCGTGCATCAAATAATCGTTCACCTGTTTCGTTGCACATGGTAAGAACACACAAGCGCGCACGGATGTTTACCATGTTCACGCTGCGGTTCTTGCCCTTGTTATTAACACAACTGGCTTCAAACTCATCTCTTTCTGTTCCTGTCAAAGTGCGAACCCAAACAGAACCACCCCACTGTTCAACTTCTACTTCTTCACGTGGTAGGTCATCGCTATTGAGAATTGCCTTTTTGTCAAGCACGGTCATGCTCCTTGTTTGATTATGCGGATGGGAAGGTTATTGAGTCTGTAATTTTCATTCCAAGACTTGCTGTTACAACGGAATCCATTGCAGCAGTAATTGAAAAACTTGTAATGACTGCCTTAAACTCAGTTTCTTTTGTGTCACTGTAAACAACTTTGATGTCTTTCGCTGTTCCATCAATCGCTGCTTCAATTGTTAAGTGCGAAGTTGACGCGGGGTCATAATTGATTTCAAACGTGCATTCACCACCATCTTTGATTCCACCAATGAAAGTTCGCCACGTTGAATCAAGGTTGCTTGTATCCAAAGTTGCCAAACTTAATGACATTGGTGAGATGGATGTAACATCTGCAAGGGCTGTTGTGCCACCATCAATACTAATTGTTGTCGTGTTTCCTGTTATCGCTGCCATTTTCCTGCTCCTGTTTTCTTACTAATCAGAGTACCATATTATGTAACTACTTTCAATAATCGAAACGCCTCGACTATTACCAATTTGAGAATCTTCAACAATCCCTATATCATTATCGTGGACAAGAGATTTTATAGCCACGCCATTTGTGGGAGTTCCTGTATATCCATTTAAGGCATCAAGCACGTGGGCTGCCAAAGTCTTTGCCCCACCATAAGTTGTTGCAACATTGCTTATGGTCAATTCTGCACGTGTCATTCCACCGTAGCCATCAAGGTCTTGTTCTGGCTCTGTGCCATCCAATTCATAAACAATTGCAGGAAAGGTTGTGCCTTGTTGTCGCATCCAAGGGAATACCCGTGTGCTAACCAATGCACTTACATCTGAATCGGCAATCAATATGCTGCGTATTCCTTGTTCAAGACTTGCCATCAGTTCACCGACCTAACTTGACGAATTGCATTTGCCAATGCTCTTTGGAATATCCGCTTTGCTTTTGGTGTTGTCACATCAAATCCTTCATCAGCCATGTGGACTGCTTTCATTCTGCCCACATTCATCTTCCTTGCACGTTGCCTGTAACCACGTGCTTTCAAACCCCACTTGTCCTTAACAAACCTGTCACCAGTGCCATGTTCAACCAAGTGTGCATGCCAACCATTCCTACCTGCTTTCCTGCCAAAGTACATACGCCCTTTGATGAAAAACTTTTTCATTATCTTTACATCGGTGGTAACGGACTTTCTCAATATACCTGTTCGCTTTGGTGTCCGCTTTCGTACTGCTTTGCGATATTCGGCAACGGTTTTACGCATTGCCTTCTTCATCACCTTCTTGTTTATTTTCTTTTCTAGTTTGGATAATGCCCTGTCAATTTCTGCAATACCAGAAATAGAAGAACCACCCGCACCTGTCATGCCTAAACCTTTTGCCATTAGTTAGACTCCTCTTTGCATCTGAGTTCTAAGTATTCGTTGCGTTCTTCATGGTTTAGCACAGACACAATTCCAAATATCCTAGCACCAAACAGTAGCCGTTTCTTTGGTGTTGCATTTGCCGTGTAACGAATGAAAATGCGGTGGGTAATAATACCCGCCTGACCTTCACCGATGTCCACTTCCATGCCGCTTGTTGGTTCAATGGATGCCCAAACTGTTTCATCAGTAGACCAACTGGCAGTAGGTTCACCGTAGGAATCAAGCGCAGCACTTTCGGTTTGAATAGAAACCCTGTGGCGTAATTTGCCTGCAAGCAGTGCCATTGTTAATTTACCTCTGGTACTTTGTTCACTGCAACAATCATCTGCAAGCCCAACGGTAAATCCTTCACGTTGTCAATGGTTGTTGCTTCCCTGTTGTTGTAAAAGTGACCAACAAACATTCTGTGACCAACAACAAATCCTTGTGGTATTTCACCACGTGATGCGTACCCTGCTGTGTATTCCACTTCCACTTTATTGAATACACTTGCAGTTGGTGTGCTGCCTGTGGTTGGGTATGACTCGCTTTCAATTGGCAGTATTTCCGCAGGCAATTTGCCAAGCGTACTTACTTCATACAACGTATTTGACCATGTTTGCTGTGTGCCATCGCTGTCAACGTATTTGATACTTGTAACGCTAATGAGTGGTGGTCGTGGCAAACGCATTGGTGTGCCTTCGGGCGGGAAGCCATTGAAGTACACTTTCATTGTTTGCTGCAACATTGTTGTGTTGGTCAAATCTTCAAGCAGGTTTTGACACGCCATGCCGATGTATGCAATTTCAGTATCTTCATCAGACGTATCAACACGCAACCAACTTTTCAAGTCTGCTGTTGTTGATGAACACTCTGTGCTTGGGGTGCTTACCAAGAACCGTTCATAACTATACGGTGATTGATAAACCATTATTCTTCTTCAACTGCTTGTTCAAGGTCTTTTGGTTTTACAACTGCTCTTTGCTTCTTGATTTTTTCTGCAACAGTTTTGTTTTTTTCTGCAACAACCAAACCTTTTTGAACAAGATGTTCTGCATATTCGGGGTCAAGTTCAATGACTTTGCCCGCAGTTATGTGCCGTCCATCTTTTGCCATGCCGTTCTTTATACATTCATATTTCATTATTCAATTCTCCTGCTACTGTGGGAAGGGCAGTTGCCCACCCTTCCCATGTGTAGCGGTTTAGTAACCAATAATCTTATGGCTCTTATGCCATGAGGATATGTTTAACGGATTCGCCTTGTGTAAGTTTTCCATCTACTCTTAACATGCCACGGATTCCTACGAGACCATTTGCAGCATACAGTTCATCCAAACGTTGCAGTGAAATTCCTGCGTTGTATGCCACATAGTAATATGACATGTCACCAAACAGAATTGGCTTTAAGCCAGTGGTCATTGCATTTACATCATCACTAACAATGATTGGTCTACCTAGAATTGTATCTGGTGAACCTTCTGCCATGTTTGGTTGCCAAATGTAACTTTCTGTTCCACTTGCATACTTCAGTTGTCGCAATGCTGAAAGTGTTGTTGTGTTCATTAACCAAGAACCATTCTTTCGATAGGATTCTTTAACTGAATAGAACAGGTCTTGCACTTCATCAAATGTGACTGCTGCTGCACCTGCTGCATCAACGCCTTTGTCACTTCCATCCGTCACGCCAGTGGGTTGATTCACTCCATTTCCGTTTACGAAAGCCGCTTCCAAAAGTGCCGCAAATTTTCTCGCGATATTCGTTGATACGAACGCCTCAAGATTTACAACTTGGTCACTAAGCAACTCCTCGGAAATCTGTGTCAAAGTTCCCGCCTTGTGCGGTTTTAAAACGCACTGTCCAAATGCAGGGTCGCTCTCTGAGTAAGAATCGCCTTCGGATGCAATCCACGCAGCACTTCCTGTTGAAGTTTCTGTTGGGATTGTTACTTGACCTTCAATGTTAAAACTTGTCGCATTTGGTGAAAAGTTTTGTGCATCGTTCATGGTTTCAATAATCATGTCTTGCATGTTGGCTTGACCTTGTGCAAACATTGGTGCAATGTAACCACCTGCTGTGTTTGTACCTTCTGTCAAATCCCGATATTCTGCATGGCTCAAACAACTTTTGCCACCACGTAGATAATTCATAAATGCAGAACGATATGATTCTGATGCAACACCACGTGCTTCTTCTGCAACTGTTGGTTCTGAAATTGCGAGTTCGCTTTTCTTGCCTGCTGTTGCTTTAATTTGTCGTTCTTCTGC